TATGTACTGCCTTCTTTAATTTTCTTTCTGTAATCCTTTCTTTTGTAGATTTAGTTTGCTTTTTAGTTTGCTTTTTAAGTTTTTCTTTATCAGCATATTTGTTTAATATATCTTGAACAATATTTAATTGTCTTAGCAATTCAGCTTTAGTATCATCATCTACTGCTTCAGATTTTTCTAGGTGTTTTAAAATAGTATCATCTATTACTTCAGACATATTTACTTTATTTCCAAAACTAGCTTGTCTAATTAAATTATTAATTTTTAAAACAGCACTTTCTACTGAAGAAGTATCCTGTGCTCGATTTGGAACAGGATATATAGTTGCTTCAGTTTTATTAGCAGTTATAATAGCAGCTAATGTTGAATTGACACGACTAACTTCATCTTCAATTTTATTATTAACATCTAGAACAACATCTCCAAATCTATCTAAATTAACTCTTTTAGCATCAGGAGTAGTTTCATCAGTTTTTTCAAAGTATTTTACGTTTAATCCTTTAGTATTGCTATGGTTATAATCAGGAATTTCATCTTTAGTTTCAGCTGCTTTCTCTTGTTCATTTAAACCAGCCTCATCTAATGAATATTCTAACTCTTCTTTTTGACTTATTAAATCGTTTAATTTATCTGTAGCAGCTTTAGCTTCATCAGTAAGACTTCCATCTTCATTTCTTATTTTATCTTCTGGAATATTTTCAATAGCAATAGATGCATCTGCAATTTCTTCGTCAAGCCTTTTTATATTTTCTCTTATCTGTACTTCAAATTCAGCAGGTGCAGTTTGATTAAAATTAAAATCAAGTTTAGTTTCTACATCTTCAGTTGGTTCATCTATATTTATATCTTCTTCTAAAATATCTTGTTGAGTAGTTTCATCTACAGCTTGAGATGTTTCATCCATAGCTTCAGATGCTTGCCATGAATTTATTATATTAATAATACTAGATTGAGATTCTTCATTAAATTGAGAATCCATATCAGCTTCACTCTCAACTCTAGCGTTAATCATTTCAATTAAATCTTCTCCTGTAACGCCATCTATTTTATCAAAGACTTCTTCTCCTCTACGCTCAAGTATTTCCTCTATAAACGCTGGGTTATCATAAGTAACTGTCTCATCTTGCGAATGCTTTTCATCTACTTTATACTCAGTCTCATCTAAGTCTTGTCCTAAAAAACTTTTAATAGCTACAACATCAGAATCAACTTCATCAGCTTTATCATTAACAGCAGAAGTTTTAGTATTTTCTTCTATATTGTCTATAACTTCTTGACCTTGTTCATCAGCGACTTGATTCTTTAATTCTTTTAAAGCATTAGTTTCTCGTGTTAATACTCTCTTCTTTTTAGTGGCTTCACTTAATGTATCAAAGGTTAGTTTTTCTCCAATTAGTTTACCATCTTTAGTATAATAAACATCAAATTTACCTTCATCATTTTTCTCTACAGTAATTGCTGCATCTATTTTATCATAATGATTTGCTAATTCTTGCCTTTCAAATGATTGCTGTAGTTCTAAATCAAGAGTAGTTGCAGCTTCTAATGCTAATGACTTACTATCAAACTCTGCTTGATAACCTTCACCTAAAACTTCAGATGTAAGTTCATCTGTTTTATCGCCTACTTTTAAATAAAGTTTATGTGTGCCACTTGCTTTATCAAATTCAGTAAATACCTTACCACCTTTAGCATGATTTCTTCTTGCAGTAAAGTTTGACATTCTAGCTGAAAGCCCACTAGTATCTAATAAAAGATGAGAACTAACACCCATAGCTCCACCAGATGTAAATCCCATATAACCAGATTCTAGCAAATTAGATACATCAAACATTTCACCAAAACTTTCTTCTGTATATCCAAATGGTGAAGCACTTTGTGTCCATACTTGAGATAAATATTGTGAAGACTCAGTAATAAATTCAGCACCTGCATCTCCTGCTATTTTACCCCAAGCACTACCATCTATAAACCTACCTTTAGCACTAGGATTATAAGGTTTTCTTCGTACATTTTTCATTATCTTATGAAGCAGTGAACCATGTGCATATTTTCTCCATGCATCTTCCATACCTGGGACTCTTCTTATTATTCTTAATGCTGGTAATGATTCTAAAGTACCTGCTATAAATGCATATGACAATACAGCTCCAGTATTTATATCTTGTGCTTCTTCTATACTTAAACCTTTTTCAGTTAAAGTACCATCAGCATTAAATGCATAGTTTTGCATAAAGTTTTGAAGAGCAGCATCACGTTCTTCTTTGTTAAAATTATCAGGTAGTAATGATAAAAATTCTTTACTATCATTTTGATATTGGTCAAAACTAATTTGTTTGTCTTGTGTTAAATAATCAATTGAACTTGTAGCTTCATCTCCACCTTCTAGCAAACCTCCTAATATAGTAGCTGTTGCCATACCTGCAGCTGGGCTTCTAGTAGCAGCTGTAGCTAAACCTGCCGAAACCCACGTAACACCAGTAGATAACCAATTAGCCATGCTTCTTGCAAATAATTGACTGTCAACCAAATCACTCCATTCATCTATACCTGTATTTTGTGCATTCCATCTTTCCCAAGCAGCATATCTAGGGTCGTTTTCTCTTTGATTCTTTTGCCATTCTTTTAATTCTTTTAAATGTGCACCAGCCCATTGTTTCATATTATCATCATTAAATATAGGACCATCAGGTAATACAGATACTATATCTGAAATTACTTCAGGAGTACCTTTTGTAAATGTATTGATAACATTTTGTGCACTATAAGATAATTGTTCTCCAAAGCTAGGAGCTTCTTCTAACATATCAGCAAGCTCTGGCATTACCCTAATAGCTTCTGATACAACATACTCATCTGAGAAACCAGGGTCTTGGTATTTAGGATACCTGTTTCTTATTACACCAGCTAATTCATTGTGAGAAAATTGTGTTCTTTGCAATGGTTCATCGGTAGGTTCGTCTTGTATAATGAGTCCTGTAATAGGATTTTTTTCTTCATCATCTTCTAAACCAATCAAGGGGGTTAAATCAGATGCCATTCTTATTCCTTACTTTTTAAAGTTTAAATCTTCACCATATTTACTTCTACTATAGATTTTAAAATACTTATCAAATGGAACTTTGTTTTTATAGTTATCATCCATATTATGATATAATACTAATATATCTGACACTACATCAGCATCTAATCCTTGCTGCACTAAAGATAAGCTATCATTTATTTCTATCTCTGTTATAGGGTATCTATCTTTTAAATTTTGAAATTTTTGTAAAGGAGTAACTGTAGTACTGTCATTACTAACCATATTTTTTATTTCATTATTTACAGGGTCATCTTTAGA